CCTAATTGGTATAATATGCATTGGAGCCCTACAAGCGCAGAAAATAGAGATAATAATTTTTATTGCTGTAAAGAAGACACAAGAATAGACGGACCTTGGAAGGATTCAGATCCGATAATATATATACCTAGACAATTCAGAGACATTAAATTGTACCAATGGCAAAATCAAATTTTAGAAAGCAGAAAAGATTTCAACGATAGAACTATTAATTTATTATATTGTCCAGATGGCAACAAAGGCAAATCAACTGTAGCAAGTTTGGGGGAACTAAAATACGGAGCTATTGATTTACCGCCTGTAAACGATTATAAAGAACTAATTCAGATAATGTATTGTATATGTCACGACAAAGACATCAGAGCACCTGGACTTGTATTTTTTGATATGCCAAGAGCCTTAGATAAAGATAGACTTTACGGGCTATATAGTGCATTAGAACAAATAAAAAAAGGTAAACTATATGATATGAGATATCATTATAAAGACTGGTGGATAGACTCACCTAGTGTATGGGTATTTTCAAACCATCTTCCAGACTTATCAGTTCTATCTAAAGACCGATGGAAAATATGGAAATTTGATACTGACAATAACGAAAACGACATATTAGTCAGATTTCTTGGCGGTGATACCTGTAACAATAACAAGAAATCTATTAAAAGAATAATTAAAGTTACTGGAGCAACTGGAGCAAAGGAAGAAGAGGACGATATTGAATACGGAATTATTAAAAAAAAACAAATAAAGAGCTAAAGCAGATACGTGCATATAGTTAATATCAAAAATACATTTTTGATATTAATAAAACATAATAGCCCTCCGAATCCGGGCTGAGGCTTTCCTTACCAGGAGGGTGAGCGAAAAATGTAAACATTTTTCGTAAGAGAAGGGCTAACGCCAGATTGACTATCTAAATCGTTTATGCGTCTTCATATTTCATTTCTATATCATAGTGAATTTCGACACAGGGCTTAACTAATAAAGAGATTGGATAACCATTGGCAAAACAAACGAGAAAGATGCAAAACATAGCTTGATTGTTTACAGTTACCTGACCAGGTTGATATTTTAACACATCAATATGTTTAGATAAATCAATAGAAAACTTTTGAGATAGTTTGAAGTCATTATTGTATAAATTGCTTTCTGATGGTGTATTAGAAGTTACAGATGAACCTATTTTAAACATCTTAGTTTTATAGATTCTATAAGTATCCTTATTCAAATAGCGCCACATATCCGAAGGTGTAGATTGTGGATTAGTTGGTGTTGCACCATTCATCATTAAATCATTAATGCCAGTAGTACCATAAAAACAGGGATTGGTTTGTGAATCTTTACGTCTTAAAATAATCATTTTTAAGTATAAAGGATTCTTAAGGTAATTTTCATTATTAGCATTAGATGAATCAAAATTAACAAAACCTCTAAATTTTAAAGATTGTACTTTAATCTGATCACCGACTCTCATACCGTTTTGTGTACCTTGTGCTATGGAATTCCATACAGGTGAAAAATCGATAACAGTAGAACCGTGAGGATTAGCAACGCCATAAGGTTGTATTTCGACATTGTTGGCACTTGCAGGTATCGCTGTTTTAGTTTCGACATTACGAGCAATAATATTGTTTACGTATTTCTTAACACTAACAGGAACACTTTTTTTGTATGTTTTCTTTTTATAAGATTTCTTAACAGATTTCTTATAATTTCTTTTTTTGGTATATCTTGATTTGCCGGGCATATATAATATACATAGAAATTATTTTTTTTAAACAAAAAAAACGCGTTTTTATATATAAATTATTTTTCTCATTATAATACTATAATTAATGGCGAAAAATGAATGTTGTACGTGGGATTTTACTTTAAGTAAAGATGCAGTCAAAGATTTTGAAGATTTAATGAAAAATATTCGAAAAGATTGTAAGAATTGGTGCTTCCAATTAGAAAAAGGCGACAAAACAGGATTTGAACATTATCAGGGCAGAGTTTCATTAAAAATGAAAAGTAGAAAAGGGCCTAATTGGTATAATATGCATTGGAGCCCTACAAGCGCAGAAAATAGAGATAATAATTTTTATTGCTGTAAAGAAGACACAAGAATAGACGGACCTTGGAAGGATTCAGATCCGATAATATATATACCTAGACAATTCAGA